GAGTACTGGACAGAGAGATTGGAAGAGGTTTTCCCTCACTCCTTCTATGCCCAGAATGTCCATCGGACTACTCGCCGTGAGCACACGACCCCCTCGGACGAAATACCCGTCAGGGTTATTTCCGTCCCAAAAACACAGAAGACTCCACGAATCATCGCGATCGAGCCCTCCACTGTGCAGTTCGCACAGCAGGGTCTCAAGCGTGAGATATACGCGGGAGTTGAGGAGTCCTGGCTTGCCAGGATCCTCGGATTCACTGATCAGACTAGGAACCAAGATCTTGCCCGTGAGGGTTCGATCTCTGGTGACCTTGCCACGCTCGACTTGAGTGAGGCATCTGACCGAGTGCATGCCGAAGTAGCTGAGGAGCTATTCCGGTATCATCCACATCTGCGTGACTTCGTCATGGCGACGAGGTCAACCAGGGCGAACGTGAATGGTGAGGTTTTCCGCCTCGCCAAGTTCGCCTCGATGGGGTCGGCCCTTACATTCCCTGTTGAAGCGATGATCTTTACGATCATCTCCGCGATGGGTGTGTGGGGCTCAGAATTCCCTGCTCGCCGGGTCCTACCCGGCAAGCTGAGCGTCTACGGGGACGACATCATTGTCCCAGTGGAGGCAGTAGACCGCGTGATTGATAACCTGGAGTCTTTCGGCTTCAAGGTCAATCAGCACAAGAGTTTCTGGACTGGAAAGTTCAGAGAGTCTTGCGGAACCGAGTTTTACGATGGCACAGATGTGTCTGTCGTTCGGCTCCGGGCGGAGGTTCCTACCTCTCGTGGTGATGCAGCCCTCATCAATCGCTTTGTCGACTTCCGCAACCGTTGCTATCGCAGCGGCCTGTGGAGGACCGTCAAGGCCTCCGACGAGCAGATCGACAAGATCATGAACATCCCTAGCAGGTTGTTCAGCGAGTCGGATGAGTCCGTATCCGTCATGGCAAAGGATTCTGTTCTACGCCCAAAGTGGAGAGGTCGGTGGAATGCCGACTATCACACCTGGGAGGAACGGTTCCCCCGTGCGGTCCCCCAAACAGTGTCTTACACTGTGGATGGGGAATCCGGACTGTTGAAGTGGTTCCTTGAGAATCATGACCGTACTGACCGGTACCAGACCGATCGGTATGAGGGTCAAGAACGTGCCCATACGTTCCGAATCAAATGGGTTGGGATCCCCGCGCTTGCCAAAGCGTGAGGATTGAGACTTTTGTCTCTGCGGGCGGGTTAGCTAATCGCTAACCTGTGGGGGATGCACTGCTTATGCTAG